GGTGGGCTATCAGGATACACAGTCATCGTCACCTGTATGTGTAACAAGGGGCTGCAACGAGGGCATAAAGGTCTCTGGTGCGGCTGGCAAGGTTTAGATGGAGAAGAAGGCAATGAGCCAAAGCCGTGTGATTGAACACATCGTTTTTCATACGTCTGCCAGTGGCGATCAGGACATTGGCGCGAAGGAAATTCGAGAGTGGCACAAAGAGAAAGGCTGGAGCGACATAGGTTATCACTATGTCATACGGCGTGACGGAACCATCGAGCAGGGCAGACCCCTAGAGAAAATCGGCGCCCATGTCCGTGGTTATAATAGTCGTAGCATCGGAATCTGTATGATCGGTGGCAAAAAGACGATCCAGGGGTGGGTCGGAGGCTATACGCCAGAACAATGGGTTGCAGCAGGATACCTGGCTGGTAAACTACACGCTGCTTTCCCAGACGCACAGTTCAAGGGTCATCGTGATTTCTCGCCGGACCTGAACAAAGACGGCAAAATCACGAGGGACGAATGGATAAAGGAATGTCCATGTTTCGACGTAGAGAGTGTGATCAAGCTACCTTCCATCCCAGGAGTCGATGATGAGTGACCAAGTACCCTCAAATTCCATGCTACAGGGGCTACGCAAGTATAGCCTCGCAGCATTCTTCGCCGCTTCTGGCACAGTCGGCCTGTTCATTGACAAGATTTCAGGGGCCGAATATCTCATGCTAGTTGGTGCCGTGCTGAGTCTCTACGGCATGGCCAACGTAGCCAACACCATCGGATCGAAGAAGTGATCCCCTTCATTGGCAGGATTTTTGGCAACATCTGGGTTGCTGCGGCAGGCTACGCAGTCGCTGGTGTTCTCTTGTGGCTGCTACTTGAGGCCAAAGAGGACCTGGGCGCTGAGATTGCACAGTGCAACGCAGACAAGATCATGGCCATCGCTGAAGCCGAGCGCCTTACGAGAGAGGCCATGCAGGTTGCGATGGATGAGCGAGTAGCACAGTTAGAGGCGCGTCTCTGGGATGAGTCAAACGCCAGACGCATAGCAGAAGAAGCGCGGGTTGAGGCAGAATCACGCCTCCCCACAGTCCGAACGATTATCAGAGAGGTCGCCAGTGAAAACGAGTGTATTGACACTGTTGTTCCTGACGCTGTTATTGACAGCTTGCGGTAACACCAAGATCATCGAGAAGCCGGTTCCGGTTTACATTGATAAGGTCGAGTACGTCCCAGTGCCTTACGACCTGACCATCAAGCGGAACAAAACCACAATCCCAGACACCATAACCTATGGTGAGGCTCTCGAGCTTTGGTCTATAGACCGGGCGACCATCGACACACTAAACGGACAAATGGAGGCGGTCGAATCTCTGGGGCAAGAAGAATTACCTGATTCAGAATAGCAAGGAGCTTCCATGAAGAACGTGACGGACGCACAGTTCGCCAAGGTTTTTAATGATATTGAAAAGTATCCAACGCTCAAGGATGTAGCGAATAAACTTGGCATCAAGATTCAGACTGTAAAGAATCGGGCCGCTCGAATGCGAAAGGCCCATGAGTATGACGAGAAGAAACCAAAGGTCATACATAGAGGCGGTCCATCCGCCAGCTACAACCTGATGTCGGAGGTTGATCAGAAGTTCAAAGGCGATATGTCGCCAGAGGAGTGCATCAAAGAGCTTCGGAGAGTGGCGGAAGAATACCCTGACCAGGTGATCACACGAAATTTCTTCCGCGTCAACGGCAACATCGCAGAATCAGTCTGGAACGGCCACTTCGGAACCTTTGAGGAGTTCAAGCGCCAGGCCAACATCAAGATTTCCAGAGGCGCTCATGCAATGGAGCGCAAGGTAGCCATCCACGCCAGCCGTGACGTGTATCGGCGTATCGGGGAAGAACGAGAAGGACACGAAAAGACTTACATCAGGGACAACGGCAAGAAGTATAAGACAATCCTCGTTGGCACTGACCTCCACGATATTGAATGCGACCCGTTCTGGCTGAGAGTCTTCGTCGAAACCGCCAAACGAGTCCAGCCTGATGTCATCTGTCTGAACGGTGACATATTCGATCTTCCAGAATTTGGAAGATACAACGTAGACCCTCGTGAGTGGGATGTCGTAGGGCGCATCCAGCACGTACACGAGGAGATACTCGCACCGCTGCGTGAGGTGGCCCCTGACGCACAGATAGATTTTATTGAGGGCAACCATGAGCGTCGGCTACTTATCCACTTGGCGGACGCTACACCGGCTCTCAGAGCGGTTCTGGCTGACCTGCACGGCCTGACTGTCTCCCAACTGCTGGGTCTGGACCGTTTCGAGGTCAACTATGTCGCCAAGGGAGACCTGGCGGCCACCAACAAGAGGGATATGCAACGTGAACTCGAGAAGTCCTATAAGAACTATTGGGATTGCTTCCTCGCCCACCACTTTCCTCACGCTCGTAGCATGGGAGTGCCTGGATGGAACGGTCACCACCATAGTCACAAGTTATGGCAGCAGTACAGTCCTATCTACGGCCCCTATGAGTGGCACCAGATAGGCGCGGGGCATCGTCGCCAAGCTGAATACTGCGAGGGAGAACGATGGGCCAATGGTTTCCTGTTGGCCTCGTGCAACATCGAAACGAAATCTACAATCATGGACTATGTTCAATTGACAGACTTCGCCGTGGTAGCAGGAGAGTTCTACTACCGCACGAAGAATGAGGGGTCAGGGAATCCTGGCGTTTGGCCCGGTAGGTAGTTTACAATAACCACCGGGAGTTTATTTTGGAGAAAGAGCGATGCAAAAACTGATCGGACTGGCAATGTCTGCCTTGGGACTAACCGCGTTAGTTGCTTCTTTTGCTATCACGATAGCAGAAGCAGCACCTGTAGGGCAGTTCTCGGCAACGGCGCCAACATCATACGAGAATGGTGCGGGTATTGACCCGACTGACATTCTCACTTACAAGGTCTACTGTGGTACTCAGCCGGGCGTGTACGATTTTGTCTACGACGCACCTGATCTGACGACTGCTGGGGCCTCTGTAGATGTCCAGACCTGTGTTCAGGGTACACCTGGCACCTACTACTTCGTAGCGACGGCAACTAGCACGTTGTACGCCACGGAGTCAGTGTTCAGTAATGAGGCTACGCGGTTCTACACCGCAAATGATTTGGGCAATGTTCCCAATGCGCCGGTTCTGTTCACGGTTCAGTAGTGTTTGGGGGCGACTGTTACTGTCTCTGACGGTGGCAGTCGCTGTCTCGTCCTGTAGTGGGGGCGAGGGTACGCAGGGCTTTGCTGGTAGAGGCGCTCCCGCAAATTGCATAGCGATTTTGACTTGGGAGGCTCCGACAGAGCGATTGAATGGAACTCCGCTGGCATTGCAGGAACTTGAGAAGTTCACGATTTATGCAGCGCAGGCTCCAGAAGTTCACTATGACAAGCGGCTGTTTGAGATTGACATAGCAGACGTTTTCATGACGACATACGAGGTCAGGGACCTGAAGAACGGAAGCTACTGGTTCTACATGACAGCAACCGATACTCAGGGAAACGTGTCCACGTATTCCAATGTGCAGCAGAAGGTCTGCAACCAGGCTTAGACAAGGAGGTGCAGTATTAGCTCTCACGCAAGCAAACTGATTCCAAAGGGCGGCTTCAAGAAGCCCGACAAGAGAATCCGACCGCAGCAGACACCCACTTCGGGCAGTCAGAAGAAAAAGGCCCCTCACAAAAAGTGAGAGTCTGCGGAAGAAACCCTTTTCAAAACAGGCCACTAGGTTTTCCTAGTGGCCTTCTTCGTTCCAGAGGAAGCAATGGGAAAAAAGCACCGGGCCAAGCGGCCAGATGATCTTTACCATGTCGAGTTCTACCAGCAGGAGAATATGAAAATAAAAGACACCCTCCAGGCCAAGAGTAAGAAGCAAGGCCATTACATTTCATCCATTGATCGCAACGTCCTGACGTTTGGACTTGGCCCAGCAGGAACGGGCAAGACATACGTCGCAGCAGCCAAGGCAGCAGAGGCCCTGGTGCAGAAGCGCGTCTCCAAAGTGATCGTCACGAGGCCCGTAGTCGAAGCGGGCGAGAGCCTTGGCTTCCTGCCAGGCGAACTCGAAGAAAAGTTTGATCCGTACTTCAAACCCGTCCGTGCTGTGTTCGAGAAGCACATGGGCAAGGGTCGAACTGAGTATTGCCTCAAGCATGGTGTGATCGAGGTCCTGCCGCTGGCGTACATGCGAGGCCATAGCTTTGAAGACTGCTTCGTGATCTTTGACGAGGCCCAGAATGCTACAGAGGTGCAGATGAAACTCTTCCTCACCCGTCTGGGCAACGACAGCAAGGCTGTGGTCAATGGTGATCTGCGCCAGCGTGATATTGTTCGCGCAAGAGGTCTCGAGGACGCTCTGGATCGACTCTGTGACGTACACGGCGTCGGTTGCGTGGAGTTCACACGGGCAGATGTGGTTCGCTCAGGCTTCGTTCAGGACGTAGTGGATGCCTACGAGTCGAATCATCAACCCATCGCTATAATGTCCAAATGGAGACATCTTATTGGACATACCGACCAGCAGCAGCCAGCCTACACATACAGCGGCTGAGTGATCTACAATGGGACCTTGAGGTCCTGAAGCACATCCCAGAAAACCTTCGTCAGAATGAGGCAGAACTCTTTCTGACGAAGGACTGGGACTATCGCGAACTGCACCCAGCCAAAGCCACCGCCCTGTACGCTCATTGTTATGGGCAGACATTCATGGAAGCTGTGGCCAGGCGGGATGGCAGCACCCACAATGCCCAGCCGTTCAAGAGCGACATCTGGAACCCCTTTGACGAAGCTCCTGTCAGGGCCAGGGCGTTCTGGAAAGGTCGCCAACTCTGCGATGAGGCTGGAATGCCATACGAGTTCTACATGGGAATGTTTTTCAGCATTGCAGAGGACTATTTCGAGGACTTGCCAAGGCCGCAGGAACTCTATCGAAAGTTTGAGGCGGCTAAGGTGCTGGACGTTTGGGATGGGATGGAAAGCATAGGTATGATCCGCTACCCCGATTCTGAAACTTACAAGCTGCGATATAATTGGAGCAACAAGCCATGCCAAGTCGCGTGGGAGGACTACTTCATCGAACGGATGATGCTCAAGCCAGCAGACGTTAGAAGGATTGCAGTCGAAACCAATCGCGATTATATTAGGGACGAAACCGCCAGGTTGCTGGTGGAATAACACAACGGAGCGTGACATGAAAAATGATCTGAGAGAGGCTCTTGGAGCCGATAGTAAGGGGCGAGTTCAGGCGGTCGAGCGCAAGACCATACGAGCAAAGAAGCCACGCCAAAAGAAAGAGGGCCACGACGAGCTTATCGCAAGGCTCGCACCAGTGGGGACCGAAATCACAATCTTCCTGATGTCTGGCGATGCCATCACCGGCAGGCTGCACAGCAGCGACCGCTTTACCATCAGCGTATGCGAGACTCTTCCTGACAGCCCGGAAGAGTTCATCACGGACGATGACTCTCCCGTCATCATCTTCTATAAGCACTCAATCGAGGGCTTTCGACTCAAGGTTATTGGTGACAAAATCGACAGGAAGTAATTGTGGAAGAGGTCAAATACGAATTCGATGACGAATTCCAGACCTGCGTAGCCGCTCTACTTCTTCGTGATGTCGATTTCTGCATCAGAACGGATGGACTGATCCGACCAGAGTACTTTGCGAATGAACTGGAAGGCTCTCTGGTTGCCTTGTGGCAGGATTATTTCTCCACGTATCGCAGGCTCCCAGACAACCCTGGAGTCGTCAAAGAGGTCATCAAAGATGGCCTTGCCAAGTCTCGCATCAGAAAAGACCTGCTGCCAGAGGTCAAGGACAAGCTGACCGAGTTACGCACTGTGGTCATTGCTGACCGTGACTTCATCCTCGACAAGTGCGTGGAGTTCGCCAAGCATCAGGCTCTGAGTCAGGCCATCTTCGCGTCTGTCGATCTGATCGAACGAAAGAAGTTTGAGGATGTGGAGAAGCTGGTACGCAGAGCCAACGAGGTGGGCGCTGACGACACCTTGGGGGTCTATGACTACTACGACGAGTCTGCTGGGAGAAAATCGCTCAGGGACGATCTGGTGGCTGGTAAGCTGGTACACGATGGCATACCTACGGGCATAGATGTTCTGGACAAGTTGCTCTACCACAAAGGCTGGGGCAGAAAGGAACTGACCGTCATCATGGGTGGAGCCAAGTCAGGCAAGACCACCATGATGATCGACACGGCTCGAGCCGCCTGTCTCTATGGGCGCAACGTCTTATACGTGTCGCTGGAAGTGGCCTCAAAGATCATCGCAGAACGGCTGGATGCCAACATCGCAGAGATACCCTATTCAGAGTTGGGGGTCCGTGCAGCAGAGGTTCATGAGAAGGTCCAGCACATGATGAAAACGTCTGGTGCCTTCAAGATTCATGAGTTTCCGTCAGGCTCACTGACACCCAAGAATCTGAACAGGCTCATCAACCGCTATAAGTCGATGGGAATGCAGTTTGACCTGGTGGTTCTGGACTACGCAGACCTGATGATTCCAGACTACCGCATGAATGACAGCATTGAGAACAGCAAGCGCATCTACGTGGACCTGCGTGGTATCGCACAAGAACACAACTTGGCCCTGCTAACCGGCACACAGACCAACAGAGAGGGTATGAAGGCAGCAGTAGCCAAGATGACAGACATTGCCGACGACATCAATAAAGCCAGGACCTGCGACCTGCTGTTGTCGATCAATGCCACGGACGACGAACGAACGCGCAAGGAAGCGCGACTTTATTTTGCCGCATCAAGAAACCAAGCTGGAGACCGCACAATCAAGGTCAAGCAAGACCTGGAGCGGGGCAAATTCATTTCCAGGGTACTGTCAGTCGATTGAGGACCAGTCCTTGGAGACCCGGCCTGGGGGGAGTAGTGGGAGTAGTGGGACACATGGCGCGTGACGATAACAGTGAGTTGCAAGAAGCCTTAGACTTGCTCGACATGGGGCATTTCTTTGAGCATGAGGGCATCGAGTATAGGGAGAAGACTGGCTCATCCGGTGAGCAGTACAACCTCCACCATTGCCCGGCTTGCGGCGACAATAAGTGGAGAGTCTGGATGAACCAGGAGACTGGACTCGGCAACTGTTTCCACGGTGACTGCCACGTAAAAACCTTCAACAAGTACTCCTTCATTCGCGAGTATCTGGACAACCCGCCAGCCAAGGATGTGGTGGCCTATATCAAACGGGTTTCGGCAGACATGGGTTGGAAGCCCAAGCGTAAGCCTGTCGAGCGGGTTGTCACAGTTCTCAAGGAGTCTGACCTGCCAACGGGCTGCATCAACCTGCCCGATGTGAACGGCAACAACCTAGCTTATCTGGAAGATCGCGGAATCAACGGCAAGTTGGCCAAAGAGTTTCGGCTGATGTACTGTCAGAACGGCTCGTTTTTCTACGACGGTCCTATAGGGGAAAGGGAAGAACAATTTTATAGGGAAAGGGTAGTGATTCCAGTGTTCGACCTGCATGGTCAGATGGTGACTTTCCAGGGCCGTGACATCCTGGGAACCTCGAGCCGTAAATACCTGTTCCCGCCAGGCTTGCCGTCCAGCGGTAAATACCTGTACGGCGGGCATTTGGTGAAAGGCAAGTCAGAGCTTGCCGTGGGGGAAGGAGTGTTCGACGCTATCGCCCTCACCGCCGCCTTCCGCAGCGACTCAGATTTGTCCGAGGTCGGAGCAGTAGCGACGTTTGGTATGCACCTGTCAGATGATGGTGCGGATGGGCAGGTCTCGTATTTCATGGTGTTAAAGCGTCTGGGCCTGAAGCGTGTCACCTTCTTCTGGGACAGTGAGAGGCGAGCCATCAAGAACGCGATGGTCGCCGCTGAGAAACTGTCCAAGCTAGGACTGACAGCGCGAGTGGCTATCCTGCCACCAGATCAGGACCCAAATGAATCGTCCTTTGATCAGATTGTCTCCAGCTATTATAGCGCCCATAATATTAAGGACCCCGTTGGGCGAAGGGAACTGCTCAGGAAGATACTGTAGGATGCTGGTGTTGGGTTGCGCTATATGTAAGTATAAGACTGTCGCGAGACACACAAAGGAGGCGCAACATGACATTTCACAATTGGGCATACCGGACCTTGCGAATCTTCCGGCTCAATGCCAAAGGCAAAATGCCACTCACACACGTATTCGACCTGATTCGCAGGCCAGACTGCTCTAACGCACTCCTGATTGAAACGTGGGGCGGTTTCAATAAGGGCTACGCCAAAGAGTTCGCGTCCGAGAACATCATGCTCACCTATCTGTCGAAACGACTCAATAAGATAGTACGTCCAGTAGACGCACACATTAACCTGGGCATGCTGCGTGGCGACCAGACCAAGGTCACACTTGACGAAGGCCACTTTCGCATCGTCCATGACAGCCGCGAGTTTGGTGAGACTTACGAGACCTTTCGTGACGACCTGATGACTACCAAGCTAGATACCGACAAGGTAGTGGCGTTTGGTCATGCAATCGGCTACTTAGACAAAGGCTGGCATCAGAGCAACAACATCGCCACCATCCTGAAAGATGCAAGAGACGTTGAGGAGAACGCCATCATGCAGGAAGTTTCGTGTGCGATGATGGCACGAATTGGCCTGTGTGCAGACGAGAGTGACATCGTTAGCCTTCGCGATAGCGCCGTGGAGATTCGTGACTTCATGCAGGCGCCCAACGTCACCTCTGTTGAACATGAAATGTTTCCAGGTGAGTTCAACAAGGCCATTTTCAAATCTGCTAATATGATGCGTGGCTGGAAGCCACTCAAGGATGAGCCAGATGCTCCAACCGCACCAGTGGAATCAGTCCTAACAGACGAAGAGGAGGAAATCATGCACAGCAAACAGTACACAACCTGGGGG